CAACTATCCGCCCACAAGCGCTACACCACCTCAGAAGAACGACCCGGTGCCCTCATCACCATCATTCCCCTCGCGGCAACCTAAACCACTCAGCCTTGGCACCATGGAGCCTTGGTCCGTCGTCGCTGAATACCCCTATACCGGTGAACCCTTCGGGCTCGTCTTCAATGACGATTCCACCTTCACTGAAGCTGAATACATCGCTCGACAGCTCCTCGCTACCTTCCGCCTCACCGGTCTCTACATCCCCTCCGCCTCACAAGACAACACCGAAGGCCACTACCTCTTCCTCTTCACCATCGAGCCCGAAACCCTCCCTCGCATGGGCACCATCTGGGCCTTTGATGCACAAGACGCTGAGCTGCGCCTCAACGTGCTCGCCTCTGATGGCACACTCTTCATGCCGGCCTCCGGTTAAACTTTGGCCATGGCAAAAGAGCGCAGACACTACAAACTCAATGCTCAGCTGATTCAAAAAGCCGGCAAACTTGCTGCGCTTGGTTGGAGTCAGCGCAATATCGCTGAGGCTTGTGGTGTAACTGAGGAGATTCTGAGCATCTGGCTGTCGAACGCGAAGGGCGACAATCCAACAGACCTAGAACTTCAACTTTTTCAAGCCATCCAAGAGGCAGCTGCAGCTGGAGAAGAAGCCCTCGTAACCAAGATTGCCAACGGCGACACCAGAGACGCTCAGTGGCTGCTTACCCATTCCGCACGCTGGCGTGATCGCTGGTCTGATGCGGCCGCCACCCGTCGGGAGATCAACAGCGTCTTGGCCACTGTCGTGCAGGTGGTTCAGCAATCCGATCTCACCCCAGACCAGCAGGATCACCTTCTCCTGCGTATGCAGGCAGCTGGCCTTGGTACTTCATGTTGAACGCCGTTGATTGGCATCGCATTCGTACCCTTGAAGGGCTTGAGCTTGCCAAAGCTCGTGGCGTGAAGCTTGGGGGTCTGCGCCCCAACACCGCCATCCGCAACGATGAGGCCCGCCAGAAGGCTCAGGCCGGTGCCGAGCGCCTGCGGCCGATCCTGGCTGCCCTGGTGGCCCAGGGGGCCAGCCTCAGGGAGATGGCCAACGCCCTCCACTCGGCCCGCATCACCACGAAGACCGGCACCCCCCTCAGCCCTTCCACCGTGAAGCTCCAGCTCCAGCGCCTGGGTTTGGGAGTGAAGTTGTAATGGCACCAGTCTTGTCTGATCCACTTAGTGCAGCTCGCGCTCAGATCAGGCTTGCTGCTGCTCCTGCAGCACAAAAGCCAGCGCCTGTCAGCTTTGCTGATTGGCTGGACAAGATTTCACCCAGCTTTACTTGGGATTGGAAGCACCTCGATTTCATCCGCGAAAAGCTTGATCAGATCACCGCCGGCAGCCTCAAGCGCCTGGTGATCACGGTGCCCCCGCGCCATGGCAAGAGCGAGATGGGCACCATCCGCTACCCCGTCTTTCGCCTGCAGCAAGACCCCTCCCAGCGCGTCGTCATCGCTGCCTACTCGCAGACCCTCGCCAACACCTTCTCCCGCAAAGCACGCCGCATCGCCCAAGACCTGCTCTCCCTCGCCTCTGATCGCAAAGCCGTGGAGCAGTGGGACACCATCGAAGGCGGTGGCCTCAGAGCCGTGGGCGTTGGTGCCGGCATCACTGGCCTTGGCGCCAACCTGATCATCATTGACGACCCGGTGAAATCACGCGAGGAGGCTGAATCGGAGGCCTACCGCGAACGGGTTTGGAATTGGTATCGAGACGATCTCTACACACGCCTTGAACCCGGTGGTGCCGTCGTGCTCACCATGACGCGCTGGCATGAAGACGACCTGGCCGGCCGCATTCTCAATTCCGACGACGCGGACTCGTGGACGGTGGTGAACCTCCCCGCCATCGCGGAAGACAACGACCCCCTCGGCCGTGCCCCTGGCGCTGCGCTCTGCCCCGAGCGCTACGACCTCACCGCCCTGCAAGATCGCCGCCGTGTGCTTGGTGAATACGGCTTCAATGCCCTCTTCCAGCAGCGGCCCTCCCCACCAGCCGGTGGCCTGTTCAAGCGCTCCTGGTGGCAGACCTACCGCGAGCTGCCCCAGCTGGATCGGATTATCACCTCTTGGGATCTCACCTTCAAAGACGGCCCCAACACCGACTACGTGGTGGGCTTAGTCATCGGTCAGAAAGGCGCCAGCTTCTACATCCTCGATTGCATCCGCGACCGCCTCGACATCACCGAGACGATCCCCGCCATCGTCAACACCTTCAACCGCTACAAGCCTGTCGCCACGGTGGTGGAAGACAAGGCGAACGGCCCCGCCGTCATCGCCATGCTCAAGAGCAAGGTGGCCGGGCTGATCGCGGTCAACCCGCAAGGCGGGAAGTTCTCCCGCGCCTCAGCGATCTCCCCGATGATCGAGGCCGGCAACGTCTTCCTGCCGGAGCGCAGCAGCTGGGCCTCGGCGCTCATTGAAGAGGCTGCCGCCTTCCCCAACGCCGCCCACGACGACCAAGTGGACGCGCTAAGCCAAGGCCTCTCTTGGCTGCGCTCACGCCCAGCGATCAGCACCGCCGCCGCTGTCTCCTACGGGCAGGCCGCCGCATGGTGATGACCAAACCCCAGCGCCACAGACCTTGCGATGGCCAGCTGAGCCTTCAGCTCCTCTCTGATGGCCCTTGGCAGCCGGCACCCCTGCCGACCGGCAAGCTGCCGCCGCGCAAGCCCAAGAGCACCCGCCCCAAAACCCTCCTCTACCGCGAAACCTGCCCGCGTCAGCGCCGCAAAGAGGAGCGCATGGTGCAGCAGCACATCCCCCTGCTCAAGCTGATCATCAAGCAGCAGCACCACAAGTACAAATGCATTGAGATTGAGGATCTCTACAGCCTCGGTCTGATCGGGTTGCTGAAGGCCGTGCGCAAATACGACGCCGCCACCGGCTTCAAGTTCTCCACCATCGCCTTGCCCTTCATCCTGGGTGAGTGGCGCCACTACATCCGCGACCATAACTTCTGGCTCAAGGCACCCGGTGCGGTGCGCCAGCGCGGGATGCACGCCAGACGCTTGTTGGAGCGCGGCGAGACCATGGCGCAGGTGTGCGAGAAGCTCGGTATCAGCGCGGAAGAACTCAAGCTGGACCTGCGGGCCACCGCTGGCATGGGGCATGAACTCGGCGGCTTTGAGCTGCATTCCGCCGACGATCAGATGGACGCTGGCTGGCTCTAGCGCAGGGACTTGCGCTAACGAGCCACAGATGCTAGGAATGGAATGCGGCAGCGCTGAGCAGCAGCTCACCACCGCGAATCCCAAGCCTTTCAACCATGACCATCACCGCCCTGCTGTGGGCGCTGGTGTTCCCCATCGTGATCGCCCTCGGCGTGATCCTCTGGGCCACTGAATCCCGCAGCCAACGCATTCACCGTCTCCGCCGCCAAGGCTGGTCGCAGCAACGCATCGCCTCTCACCTCCAGATCTCGCGCTATCAAGTGCGCCTAGCCCTTTCTTAATCACCGGCAATTTCAGGCACGGAAGAAAACCACATGGATGGACGGCAGGCCTGCCATTGACGGCGATCTCTTCGATGCGCCCAACCTGCCGACCTGGAAGCATCCGGTCCTGCGGGACATTGAGCCCGATCTGCAGCTCTTAGGTGACTGCTGGCTGGGCCTGCGCGGTAGTGAAGCCACCTACCTGCCGCAGGAAACCAAGGAGCCCGACCGCGCCTATCGCAACCGTCTGGCGCGGGCCACCTACGTGCCCAGCTTCCGCAAGGCCATTGAGGCCATGAGCGGGATCCTCTCCCAGTTCACCCTCAGCGACCTGCCCGCCTCGCTGGAGCAGCAGCTCGACGACATTGACCAACTGGGCAACAACCTGACGGCTTTCATGGCCATGGCCGACAGCCTGGCCATGCGCGATGGCGGTTGCGCCGTCATGGTTGAAATGCCGCAGCAGGTGGCGGTGGAATCTGAGGCTGACCGCTTGGCCTTTGGCCGTCAGCCCTATCTGGTGTTGCTGGAGCGCCGCAACATCCTCAACTGGAAGACTGAATACATCGCCGGTCAAGAGCAGCTGGTGCAGGCCACGCTGCTCGAATGGCGTGAAGTGGAAGCCGGCAGCTTTGGCTTCACCGTTGAGCCGTTCTTCCGCGTGCTCACCCCTGGTGCCTTCCAGGTCTATGCGCTGAACAAACAGCTCGGTGCCACCACCAAGCTGCAGTTGGTGGAGGAAGGCTTTACCAGCCTCACCGAGGTGCCGCTGGTCTGGTACAGCCCGCAGCCGCAGCGCTGGGGTCATGGCCTGCCGCCCTTCCGCGAGCTGGCACTGCTCACCCTGCAGCACTACCGCAGCCGCTCCGATCTCAACGAGCTGCTGCACCGCTGTGCCCTGCCGGTGCCGGTGCGCCGTGGTGCGCTGTTGATGGATGGCCAAACGCCACCACCGCTGGTGATCGGTCCGAACAGCGTGGTGGATGTGCCGGTGGATGGAGATTTCCGCTTCGCGGAACCGTCCGGCAGCAGCCTCCAGCAGCAGCAGGAACACCTGCGCCACATCGAGCAGCTAATCAACAACGAGACGCTGGCGTTCATGAGCGGCCAGGAGGCCGTCACCGCCACCCAGGCCCGGCTGCAGGCCGGTCAGGTGCAAAGCGGCCTCACGCTCGCCGGAATGCAGAAGGCCAGCCTGTTTGAGCAGCTGCAGATGCTTTGGGTCGCTTACACCGGCGAGGAGCCCACCGGATCGCTGCAGATCGCTGCACAAGCGCTGGAATCGCGCTTGGAGCCGCAGCAGGTGGCGCAGATCCAGAGCCTCGCTGATGGCGGCTACATCAGCAAAGAAACCACCCTTGAACTGCTCCAGCGCGGCGGAGTCCTGCCCATTGACTTCGATGTAGAAGCCGAGGTGCTCGGCTTGGATGGCAGCGATCAACAGCAACTGCAGGCGCAGCTGAAGCGGGATCGCCTGCTCCTAGAGCAGAACGTCATGCTGCCCCCGCAGGCCCTCCAGCCCGGTAGCTGATGCAGGCCGCCGACAGCTGGGAGAAGCTCAGCGATGCCCTGCTCGGCCCGTTTGAGCAGGACATCATCGACGGTCTTACCGGCGCCTATCGCGCCTTGGAGCCGCGCATCGAAGTCGCCTACAAGCGGGCCTTAGAAGGCGCTGGTGATTTCCCCCTGCAGCGCTTGCTGATCCTCAGGCAGCAGCTGGAGCAGGAGCTGCAGACCATGACGCTGCCGCCGCAACTGCGGCAGACGGTGAATCAGGCCCTGCTGGATGGGCAGAAGGCGGCTGACTTCTGGGCGCTGGCAGAACTCAACAAGGTCAAGCAAGAAGCCAGCAAGCTCACACCGGATCAGGCTGCTGCCGTCTTCGCGGATGCCGTCACCGATCCCACGACCATCCTCTCGCCAGGGATGGTGCAGCAGAACCCCAGCGCCTTGATCGCAGCAGCCCAACGGCAGAACGCCCTGGCCAGCTATGCCGCAGGTGGCAAGGGCACACAGGCCTTCGCCACCTTGAACCGATTGGTGGAGGTGGACCTACGCGGCCGCATCATCGGCGGCGTGGAGTTTCACCTCGCCTCTGGCGATAGCTGGCGGCAGCTGCGCAAGACACTGCAGAACAGCGTGGAGCTGAGCAAGAGCCGCGCTCAAACCGTCGCCCGCACCGAGATGGCGGCGGCGATGGTGGAAGGCAGCAAGCTGCGCTACGAGGCTGAAGGCATTGAGCAGGTGCAATGGCAGGCGGTGGGCAGCAGCCGCACTTGCGGCTATTGCGCCCCACGCCACGGCAAGGTGTATCGCCTCGGGGATGTGGTGGCGCCAGCGCACCCGAATTGCCGCTGCACCGTCACCCCTTGGGATCCCGAATGGGAAGAGCTAGGGCTGATTGATCCGCAGGAGGAGGCCAAGGCACGGGCTGAGGTGCTGGCTGATCTGGAGGCAGCCGGCAAACAACCAATCAGCGGGCCGACGCCCTTTGAGAAGGCGCTGGGCATGGAGCAGGCACCGGAGGCGTTGTGGAGCCCGCCACGTCCAACAGCAGGGGCAACCTAAGCAAAAGCGCTCGCCATGGCCTGGGTTTCCACTGACCGCGAAGCAATCCGCCGCCACCTCGCCATCCCGGCCACCACCATCGCCCTCGATCACCTCGACGTATTGATGGCTGAGGCCTCGGCCGCCTCCATCACCACCAGCCAAAGCGCCATCGCCAAGCTCAATACCCTAGAAACCAGCTTTGAAGCCAAGGCCTCTGAAGACCTCGGCCTGATCCGCGCCGACGTTCTTGAATGGCAGCCCGGCAACCCCGAGGCCAAGCTCGCCGGCATCCGCTCCCAGCAGGCCTACTGGCGGGAGCAGCTGTCGCTAGCGATTGGCTACGACGGGCGCTTCTCCAACCTCTACGCCAAGGCCGGCGGCCAGGCAGAGCTGCTGCGCTCCTAGGAAAATGGAGTGGATCAGCGCAGAGCCAACTGCCTGATCCGTGACCAACCTGCTACTCAGGCTGATGCCACGCAAGATAGATCGAACCGGTCAACGGTTCCACCAGCTCACTGTCATCGGCTACACAGAGGAGCGGATCCGTGGGCGACGCCATCTGATCTGCCGCTGCGATTGCGGCACCGTCAAGACCTACCAGCCCACCAATGTGGTGCATGGCACGACGCGCAGCTGTGGCTGCTGGCGGCAAGAGGCAAACCGACGCAGGAAGACCAAGAGTGGGCGGCATACAGGGGCCTACACCAGTTGGCTGAACATGAAGCAGCGCTGCGGCAATCCCAATCACCCTGACTTTCAGGAATACGCAGGCCGTGGCATCACCGTCTGTGCTCAGTGGCAAGCCAGCTTTGATGCCTTCTATGTCGATATGGGTGATCGGCCAGATGGTTGCAGCCTGGATCGAATCAACAACGATCTGGGTTACGGCCCTGACAACTGCCGGTGGGCTGACAAGTGGCAGCAGGCCAACAATCGCAGGCACCGCCGTTGGGGCAAAAAGCCGCAGGCAACTTGAGCTAGATCGCTTTTGGAGCCAGCATCCTTGGCCTTTATGAGCTCGCAGGGCTATCGGCTTTGGATGGCCGACGCCACCTCTGCCGATGCCGCCCATCCCAGCAGCAGCACCGGCCTGACTGAGATCCTGAATCTCACCAACGCCGGTATTGAAGGCACCACTGAAACCCAGACGGTGACCGATTACGGCACCACCGGTGGTTTCCAGAAGGCTGTGGCGACCTCGCAGAGCTACAGCATCCCGATGACCATGAACCTGGACACCGTGGATGCGGGCTACAAGCTCCTGAAGGACGCGGCTCTGGATGCGCCGACCGGGCAATACGTGAAGTGGTATCGGGAATCGCCTGACCCTGGCGCCTCGGTAGCCACCGTGGAAAAGCACGCTGGCATCGGCATCATCACCGACTTCTCGGAGTCGATTGAGGCCGGTGGTATCGCCACTGTGAGCTTCACCCTGCAGGGATACGGCTCTTACACCTACACCGAAGCCACTGCACCCACCCCCTGAGGTAGCTGATGGCGAGCCCGCTGGATGCCTACAGCAACGGGGAGCTGACCGTGCAGCTCCCTGCAGCGGGCACCACCACCGACCCCTACACCGGCAACGTGGTGGCCAACACAACGGCCACCACTTACCGCGTCTTTGTCAAAGAGATCGGCGCCACCATCGGCCAGAACTTCGCCGGCGTGGATGTCCGCACCTCACGCTTTGAGGGTTACGCCACCGACCCGCAGCTGCTGGATGATGCGGTGCTGGAAGGTATGACCGGCAGCCTGGAGATTGACGACGGCAGCATCTACGACGTGACGCTGGTGGCCTTGCGCAGCGCCTACGGCCGTGGCGGCATCGGCGCTCTGCTGGAGGCCAACGTCGGCCATGTGGTGGTGCTGGATGCCGTGCGGCAGGAGTGAGCCGTGCGGATCGAGATCGACGCCACGCTGATTGAAGATCGCCTGGAGCGGGCTTGGGAGCGCTACAGCCAGCGGCTTGAGGCGCAGTTCACCAAGGAGATCGGCACCAAGCAGTTCAGCTGGCCGAGTGAATACAAGACGACACGCGGCAGCTACAACCGCAAGGGCAAAGGGCGTGAGAGCGTCGGCAGCCCGAGGGACATCATTGATAGCGGTGCCCTGCGCCAAAGCATCCAGCGCACGCAGACCGGAAAGTTCGCCTACCGCTTCAGCTGGAACGTGGACTATTCGCTCTATGTCCTGAAGGGCTACCGCACCAGGGCCGGCAATCAGATGCCACCACGAGACTGGATCACGCCAGCGCTGTTCAAGCTGCCGCCGTTGAACACGCTGCAGAAGCTGCTGCGCTGAGGGGCAACTTCACAGCACAGAGGCAGGAAGCGTGGCGGAATCGCTGGGGCGGGCGACGTTTGATGTCCTGCTGGACACCACGGCCTTCCGCGCTGGCATCGAGCAGGTGCGGACGCTGGCGCAGCGGGCCGGGCAGGGCATTGAAAACGCCTTAGGAGCTAAGGCCAGCAAGGGCACGCTGGCGGCGCTGGACATTCGGATCACCAGCCTCAAAGAAGAGATCCGGCTGGTGGAGATCGGCTCGGCCAAATACAAGGAGCTGGCGGCTGCCATCCGCACAGCGACGGGTGAGCGTAAGAAGGTTGAGGGTGATCTCAGTGGTGGTGGTGCCCTCGGAGGCTTTGGTGACATTGCCGGCCAAATCGGCTTGGCCGTTGGAGCCGCTGGTGTAGCAGCAGGTGCGTTTGATCAGCTCAAGCAGCTTGATGCTGCCAATGCAGCCGTCAGAACGCTGGGGATTAACTCGGCAGACCTAGCCAAGGAGCTGTCTGCAGTTGCCTCTGAAATCGGCAATAACGTCAGTCAGGTCAAGCTGACGCAGGCTGCATATGACGTGGCTTCATCGGGCTTTGCTACGGCTTCCGATGCAGCCAAGGTGCTCAAGGCCTCAGCCCTTGGTGCGGTGGGCGGCTTTGCAGAGCTGAACACCGTCGCGGATGCCACAACTTCGGTGCTCAATGCTTACGGGCTGTCGGCCGATAGCGCTGGGGCGATTGTTGATCAATTCATCCAGACGCAGAACGACGGCAAGATTGTTGTTTCACAGTATGCCGATCAAATTGGTCGCGTTGCACCAATCGCGGCAGCGGCTGGTGTCAGCATTGAAGAGCTGAATGCTGCGGTGGCTTCTGCCACTGCGCAAGGTGTTCCGGTTGAGTCAACATTCGCTGGCCTCCGTCAGGCGATTGCCGCCATCGTTGAGCCCACGGCCAAGGCTCAAGAAGAAGCGGAAAGACTAGGCCTTGATTTCAACCTTCAGGCACTACAAGCCAAAGGCCTTGGCGAGGTTCTCAAGGATGTCGCCACCAGAACGCAAGGTAGTGCCGAGTCCACCAGTAAATTGTTTGGCAGCATTGAAGCTGTCGCTGCAATTCAGCCGCTACTTAATGATGGCCTAGTCAAATACACCAAAAACCTAGAAAACCAGCGCAATAGCGTTGGCGCTGCAGCCAAAGCCAGCCAAGAAAACTCCACGACCATTAGCCAAGGCATTGTCCGCATTGGCAATGCGCTCTCCGATCTGGTGGCCACCACGGATGTGGCCTTTGGTCCCTTAGTAGGTGGTTTCCTGAATACAGCGGCGGCGGCAGTGGGCTTAAAGCCCCTGATCTTGGGCGTGGCGGCAGCGGTGACGACGCTGGCGATTGCTACTCAAGGTGCAGCGCTGGCGCAGAAAGCCTTGGCCGTGGCTTCAGCTGTGGCGCAAACAGTGCTCAACCCGGCCAACGCCGCCAAGGTGGCCATTGCCTTGGGTGTCGGTGCTGCAACGGCTGCGGCAGTGGCTGCTGCCATGGGTGATGGCGGCAAAGAACAGGCCAAGCTCGGCAAAGAGGTAGAGAAGACCAATAAGCAGCAAAACAACGCCACCAAGCTGATTGAAAGCCAGAAGCTGGCGCGGCAGAAGATCACCAATCAGCAGCTGGCCAGCCTCAGTGCGGAGCAGTCCAACCTCAAGGCGCAAGAGGCGCGGCTGGGCTTCTACAGCCAGGAATACCAACTGATCGGCCAGATCAATAAGGTCCGCGCTGATGCCGCCATTGGCCGCAGCGACACGATCAAGAGCCTGCTGGATCAGGAGCTGTCGCAGGCGCAGAAGCTGGCAACCAATGACGCGCAGCGCCGGGCCTTAGAGCTGGAGTTTGGCCAGCGCAAGTTCAATCAGACCGTGGCCGAGTTTGATCTCAAGGCCATTGCGCTTGGCACCGAGCAGCAGGCGCAGCAGGCCAGCTTGGCCTTTGAGCAGCAGAAGCTGGCGGCTGCAGGCAAGCGGGCGGTGATTGAGGCAGAGATTGCTCTGTCGCAAGCGAAGCAGCAGAACAGCGAAAAGGGCACTGCCGAAACGCAGCGGCAGGTGGAGCTAGCCCAGCAGAACCTTGATCTGATCAAGGAAACCAACAGCCAAGAGCAAGGACTCGGGGCCCTGCGCCAGCAGCTGCTCGCGGATCAGCAGGCCGCTGCCCGTGATCAGCTCTCGCAGCAACGCCTGCTAGCGCTGAACTCTCAAGCCGAGTTTGCATCCAAGGAGCAGCAAGCCCAGCTGCAAGCTGATGTCAATGCCGAACTGAGCCAGCAAGCGTCCTATGTCGATGCTGCAGCGGTATCAGCTCGCAACTTCAAAGCTCAGCTGCAGGAAGCGGCGCAAGCTCGTGGCGAGCTGTCCACATCCTTCCAGGCGCAAATCAACACGGTGATTGACGGCAGCCAGCAGTTCTCCCAGATGAACAGCTTCCTCTCCACCATTGCCACCAACACCGCCAAGGCACCGGTGGTCAATGTCACCGTCAACAACAGCGCCGCAAGGGGCAACTCAAGTGGTGCGGTGGTTAGCGGAACAGGCGGCTGATGAGCGTCACGATCAACGGCCTGACCATCAGCAAGCTGACCGCGCAGCCGCTGGGTTACACCTCTGAGGATGTGAGCCTGGGCCTTGCGGCCCGCAGCTGGACCGTGAGCGGCCTGCTCAACAGCACGGAGCTGGGGCAGTTCATCTCGATCTTTGAGACGTGGCTGGCAGCACGGCGCGGCGATGCCGATTCCATCGCCAGCAACAGCGTCGGCAGCACGGTGGCGCTCAGCTACAGCGCCAATGGCCTCACCGCCTCTGGTGTGGCCTGTTGGTTCACCGAGGCGCCCAGCATTGAGCAGGTCGGCGCCTATGTGCAGCTCACCGCGACGTTGGTGGATGCCAATCAGGCGCTCACGGTGGCGAAGAAGTCACTGGAGAAGAGCAGCGCTGCGGATGATGCCCTGCTGCCCAGCCTGGGCACCGTGACCTTGGGCGGCGTGACGATCACGCTCACTGAGCCGATGGAAACGCTCGACGACCTGCCCAGCCTGGAGCGCACCGCCGGTGGGTTCGCTTACATCAATGGCCCGCTCAGGGCTTCTGCCGTGCGGCAGATCACCGGCACCGTGGCCAATGAAGCGGCCTACACCACCCTGCGCAACTGGGTGGCCAGCACCGTACAGAGCACACCCTCAACGGGTGATTGGTGGCCCACCAGCCCGCCCACGGCCAGCGTGGAGGCTCGCATTGTCGGCGGCCTCAAGACCAACCTCTGGACCGTGAGCCTGACGGTGGAGCAGGTCTGATGGTGCTTGACGTTCGCGCTCAGATCCTCTGCAACTTGGGGCCGGTCATCTCCGGCAGCGTCAAGGATGACCATGTGCAGGGGCAGGGCCTGGTGATGACCACCGGCGAGCTGGTGATTGCCGGCTTGGTGACACCTGCGCACGGGGATGTGGTGAAGCTGGCCTACATCACGCCGGATGAGACCAAGGCGGTGCGCTTTCCGCGTGGCCCTTTCTATGTCACCAAGGCCTACGCGGATCCGCTGCGCAATCAGACGCAGATCAGCATGGCCGACAAGCTGGCGTATGAGAAGGGCAAAGGCGGCGGCGTGATTAACAGCGCCTTGGTGGATGGGCTCAATGGCCGCATTCCCAAGGTGGCCAAGACCTTGAACCTGCGGGAAGCCTTCACCGTTGTGGCCAATCGGCTTGGTGTGCAGCTTGGCGCTGTTGGGAATTGGAGCCTCAAGAAACAGATTGCAGCTTTGGCGTCTGAGGACTATGTAGAAACACTGTCGGATATGTTGGCCAGCGTTACGCGCTTTGGTTATCTCAATACGCAAAACAAACTGGTAGCCCGCTCTTACAAGGATCTGCCCAATCGTGGCCCTGTCGTTGGCTTTGATCGCGTCATTGACCTCAATGGCAACCAAGGCGGGCTGGACTTTACGGAGAACCCCACTGGTAGCGGCACCGCGCAAACCGTGGAAGAGGAAGACGATGCCCCGACGACGGAATGGCTAGCTGGTGCATTGATTACCAGCGCCGATTATGGAAACTTCCGTGCGACCTGGGATTCTTCGGCTACTAGCACAGAAACATCGATAAAGGTGACGCTGCGCAATGGCACCACGCGCAGCTATCCGATCACCGAGACGGTGGAAACCTTTGAGCAGAAGGCGGAGCCTGACAACCGGGTGATCGAACGCACGGCGGTGACCAGCACCTCGTTGGTCAAGGTCAACAGCCAAGTCATTCAGGACCACCTCAATGCCGGCATCACCGGGCCAAGCGCTTCCACAGCGATCACCAGCCGTAAGACGGATCGCTACACCTACGAAGAGATTCCGCCGCCACCGCTGAGCGAGCAGGAAGAAGAGCAGGTGCAGCAGGAGATCTTGGCTGCTCAGCAAGCCATCGCTGATGCCAATCCGGCGACAGATCACCCGGTGATGACTGCAGCGGGCACGATTGTGCTGCTGCCCAAGCTGCCGACCTTTCGCGTCATCCGCGAGGAGAGCAGCGAAACGATGGCCTACACCGAAGCGCTGGGCCGTATCGGCGTCAAGGATTACACCAAGATGGGCAGCATCCCCAGCGGCGAGGGAACGAAGCAGTCCATCATTACCGACATTCTCTACAGCGACAGCAAGCAAAAGCGCATTGAGCGCACCTATGTCGCCTATGGCTTAACGCAGATGGGTCAGCAGGCCATCAGCGCGGCGGCCCTGAAAGCCACTACAGGTGCTGAGTTTGCACCGTATCTAGAGCAGTTCTTCCGGTTGGTGCTGGAAGACGTGAAGGTGGTGACCTCCGATCTCAATACCACCGATGCAGAGAAGCCGGTGCCGGATTATTTGGCGCCCTATCAGACCGCAGAGGCGGTGATTCAAGGCGGCAGCCGCATTCAAGTTGGTGCCACACCCGAAACGCGGGCCAACAAGGCCACCGGTTTTGCGGTGCCCTTCCTGCCGGATGACGTGGTGAATGACGACGGCAGCGTGACCAAGGGTGATGCCACGGCCTCAGCGGCCACCTACGCGGAAGAGCAAAACCGCCTGCTGCTCGGTCATCGCCTCGGCCTGCAGGTCACCACCGGCCTAGGTGTGCTGCCCACCGAGCCTTTAGGTGCGTTTCACCTGCGCAACGGCGGCATCACCGCCACCTACCGCACCAATGGCACCGCGTGGAGCTTTGACGCCAACAGCTGTCTGGTCTCCACCGACGCGCTCTACTGGGGCCTGACAGGCGGTGACATCAGCGGCCCGCGCTGGACCCCTGTGGCCCCTGGCACCAGTGCCTTGCCGACCCCGCCAGCAGATGTGGACAACGGCCCGCAGGATCCGCTCAACAGCGTGACGCTGGTGGAACCGGTGGATGTGAATGACAGCGCAGCGGTCACAACGCTGATTGACAGCCTGCCGGACGATGAAACCGAAGTGTTTGAGACGGAGCTGACGCCTGTGGCGTTGGCGCTGCCGTTCAAGCCGATCAGCACCGCTGCCATGCAGGTGCGCTTGCAGTTGGAGACGCTGCTGGTGCCGCTGGGCATCAACCGCAGCCTGGGTGAGGCAACCCTGCAGAGCGTGCTGCAACTGGAGGCGGTGCAAGCAATCAGCGAGCAGGTGGTGTTGCAGCTGGAGAGCGGTGAGCGGCAACTGCTGATCCAAGGCTTCAGTGCTGGCTTGGGTCTTGGCGGCAACCTCAGCTAAGACCGAGCGCCGTTATGCCTGCGAGCTTTACGCCCAACCGTGAGGCCGCGCTTAGCGCAATGTGGTGGTTATTTAAGGATGCGACGTTCTTTAGCATCCTTGCCAATACCACTGGCGCAGCGTCACCTCCGGCACTGAATGCTGATTACAGCGCTTGGGAGCCTTATGTGTTGGCTGGACAGTTCGATACGTTTACGGCATCTGGATCAGTTGCTTATGACAGCACACTGACGCAACGTGCCAAGCTGCCGCAGCAAGAAATCTCTCTGTCTTTTGCATCAACAGTGACCTACACCGATGTCTTAGTGGCTGTCATCCCCGCTGTAAATCCAGGCAGTGGAGTGCCAAGCTATGCGCGGCCGTCCATTGGGGTCATTCATGAACCCACAGCGTTCACACTGACGGCTGGTGCCACTAAGACCTATCGCCTGGATCTTTATTCGCAGTGGATCTAGGGCAAGTTCAGGCATAAGGGTTGATCCATGGCCGTTACTACCGCACTGACGCAGGCTGAGCTGGCCCGTGTGATGTCTGAGGCCTACAGCGGCAAGGTGCTGACCGCTGCGTTGGTCAATGCCGCCAGCGCACCGGCGACCGATGCTGGGATCGCCAGTTGGTTGCAGCATGAGCTGACCGAAGGCACCAACGGCTACGCCCGCTTTCAAAGTGCAGCCCTGACCGGCGGCACCTACAGCGCCACCAACACCCGCTATGAGCAGGACTCGGTGAGCGTGGAGTTCAGCGCCAATGGCGGCAACCTGACCTACACCCATGTGGTGCTGCTGGTGGATGCCGTCGCTGATGGCCAGGCCGGTGCGGGCTTGACCGCCAGCAGTGCCGTGGATCCAGCCACAGATGTGATCACCGTGGCCAGCCATGGCCTCAGTGATGGCAATGCCGTGACGGTGACGGTGGACAGCGGCGGCACGCTGCCCGGTGGCCTGACGGCCGGCACGCTCTACTACGTGGACAGCGTGACCAGCTCCACAATCACGCTGCACACCGCCACACCGGTGGCCAGTGGCAACAAGGTGAACATCACCAGCACCGGCAGCGGCACGTTGCGCATCCGCAAGTGCGCCGGCAGTGTCTACGGCATTCTCAGCGAAACCGCTGCGGTCACGATCAGCAACGGCCAGACCGTGGGCTACAGCGTCAAGCTGGCGGTGAATGACTGATGGCTGAGCCGCAGGTCAATGTGCAGGTAAGCGGCGACGCTGGCAGCTCCGAGCTGCGGCAGCGCCTGCAGGAGGTGGTGGATGGCAACCGCATTGCGATGAACCTGCGGATGCAAGCCAAGATCACGGTGATCAAGGCGCAGCGTGGTTAGGCCGGTTGCACGGTTCCGCCCAGCTGCACGGCGCTTGGGCGCCTCGCTGGAGCCGGTCTATCTAGTCACGCGGACGATCACGCCCGGTGAAACAGCGATTGATCGCGTGGTGGAGGTTTATACGGGCAGCAGCGGCAAGGTCGCTGAGTTTTCACCTTGGCAGTTGGGCACAGCGCCAGTTGTCTCTACCGAAGACCCTGGCTTTGTCAGCAGTACGATTGAAGATCTGGAGCGTTTTTATAGCCAGTTCAATGGCTATGGTGGAAGCTTTGAAATCCTTGATTCAGGCTGGAGCGGAGTGACATCGCGCAGCATGATGCGAATGTTTGATCAAGTGGTGGACGGTGTTTTGTATAGCACTTATTTGCGAGGGACTTGGTTCATTGGCGAGTTCTTTGTGGACTCGCAAGTTGTTGTGGATGTGCTGAGGGATGGTTATCAGTCGTGGGATGACTTGCCTACAAGCGTGTCTTATGATGTGCTGACTGTTTCCATTGATTTAGAGACCGGGGCTACTGCCAGCAAGCAAGCCCCTCTCTACTCAAGCGCCCTTGAGAATGTGCGCGTCAATGTTGTTGCCTTTGGAGATGCCAGTCCTGTTGGTCGCTACATCAGAACAGGTGTGTACACGGGAATCAAGGAGGCCATTGCTTTGACCTTGCCGCCTGCACATCCTTTTGACGGGTGCGGAGCAGCGGCTTGGAGCTTCCTAGATAATTTCACCAGCTTCAGTATTGGTGAGTATACATATACAGCCGACACTGGTTACGACAACTGGCCCGATCTTCTAGATACGCAATTCAGCTCGACGGACTACATTGCTGGTCAAAACGTCCCAGACCTTGACTATTTTGCAATCTCTCGGCAATCGTTCCAAGCGCGTGCCGCGCTGCTGAACATGGCTGGTTTCAACAGTGCAACAAGCCAGCGTGTCTTGCGTGGCTCGGGCAGCGTCAATGAGATCAGCACGTTGGCCCCGATCTGGAGCAGCTGCGCGGGCTATTCCCTGCTCGGCCGTTTTGTCGCCACGTCGTTTGCGGACTACAGCGCTGAGGAAGTTGAGGATCTTGAGACCTTGTTGGATCTCAGCGGTCTGCCAGGGGTAGATCAAGAGGGACTGGTGACCACGCCCACACCACCGGCAGCAGCACCAACGGGCACGGTGCCAGCTGGGAGTGAGGCGTATACCACCACTGATCCGGTGTTTTTCATGAGTAGCAATTACCGGCCAAGCTTTGCCGGTAGTCCATTGATCAGCACCTATTTCACCCATTACTGGATTCGTGGCTAGCGACAGCTAACCTTTTCGGTAGTGCCTGATTTATGGCCGACGAGACACAACAAGCGCTGCAACAGGAACAACCAACGCCAACACATGCTGTAGAGCCCCTAGGTGAAGCAGGTCTCTCGGCACTGCAGGAAGAACGCGAAGCCCGCAAAGCCGCTGAGCGTCGCCTCAAGGCGATTGAGCAGCAGCTGCAAGGCCTCGACCCCGATCAACTGCGCAACATCAAAGAAGCGCAAGAGCGGGAAGAGCGCCTGCGAGCTGAGATGGATCAGCGCATCAAAGAAGCGGCAGAAGCAGCCAAGGCCGAGGCTTATGCGCAGGTGAAGGTCAAGGATCAGAAGCTGGCCGAAGCCCTGGCGGAGAAGTCGGAGCTGTACCGCCAGCAAGCCCTCGCCAATGCCTTCCAAGTCGCTGGCGGCCGCAGTGGTGGCGCTGAGGATGGCACCACCTACTTCGATGCCTTGATGGGCGCCATCGGCAACCGCTTCAAGGTCACCGAGAGCGGTGATGTGGTGGTGGTCAATGCCAACGGTGAACCGATGCTCACCGAAAACGGCGACACCATGAGTCCAGCGGCCTACCTCGAAGGCCTGAAGAGCAATGCGGTCTACGGCCACTTCTTTGCCCCTACCAGCAACGGCCATGGCGGCGGGATGCGTGGCAGTGGCAACCTGACGGCCGGCAGCCTGCAGGGCATGAGTGCCCTTGACAAGATCGGTTACGGGTTGGGTTGATGAGCGTCGATCTGCCCTTTGTTGTTGCGCCGGCCAAGCGCAGCAAGCGCCGCATTGGCACCAAAGCCACCGGCATCCTGGAGCTGCCCGTGCATGGCTCACTGCAGGTCGGTGAAGTGATCGCTGTCAGTGATCTGACCGCAGACAACGATGCCGCCGTGGTGATTGCCGCCAAGTTGGCGCAGCGCATCAGCGCTGAGCAGGAAATCACCATCCTCGAAGCCTTTGCCTTGGTGGAGGCCTCAGCGGTGGGCAGCAGCATGAGCCCGGAGCAGGATGCCATTCGCCTGCAATACCTCAGCGAGATTGCAGAGCTGACGCGCATCTATGTGCAGCGCGGCCGGGAGCGGATGCTGGCCAGCGTCACGGCCTTGATTCGCTACCGGCTGGAGCGGCCGGAGTGGAGCATGGCGGACACGGCGCGACTGGATCAGCCGTTGATGGATGCCCTCTTTGCCTTCTTTGAAGAGGAGCGCCAGGCCGGGCAAGACGACACCGCCGCCCCACCGTCTGAGGAGGAGATAAAAAAGCAGCGGCCGGGGACTGGAAGCCAAGCCGCATAGATTGGCCGGCCCTGTTCTGGGCCTTGGTCAAGGCCTTCCCCGGCCAGTTCCATCGCAGCACCTTTGCAAGCGAGAAGGTGGTGGTGGTGATGGCGGCGCATCGGAGCTTGCTGGAGCTGCAGCGGCAAGAGCTGCAACTGCAGGAGCTGCAAGGAGCGCAGCTGTGCAGCCTGCTCTACAACATCAACCGGGATGCCAAAAAGGGCAAAGCCACCAGCCATCAGGACTGGCTGTTCTTCCGCACAGAAGAGCGCAGCGAAGAAGATCAGCTACCGGCGGTGGTGGCGCACATCTGTTTGGCCTTGCGGCATGAGGAGCAGCTGCCGCCGCTGTTGATCGGCATCTGGCGCGATGTGGTCAAGCGTGCAGCGGTGCCGGCACAGGTGCCGGAGATCCGGGCGCTGATCAGTGCGGATCGCAATCTGGTGGTGGTGGCCCCCAGCTGGGAAGGCGGCCACGTGCGCGGCTTCATCGCCGCCAAAGGGCAAACCCCCGGCACCAGCGTGGAGCTAAGCGACATTGACCGCCCGCTGCTGCGCTATCAGCTGCGCCTGCCGTCACGGCTGCAGCCGATTCACTTTGAAGCCGGTGTGCTGCTGCTCCATGAGCAGGGCAGTGCTGGCCGGCTGTTAGGGGCAACTTCAACCTAAAGCTCTGGCGTGGACATCCTTGCGCTACGGGGAGCCCTGGCCACGGCTCTCACTGCTCACCTCGGCACCTACACCCTTGCCAATGGCAGCACCACACCAGCGCTAGTGGTGCGCGATCCCGGTGCCGGCATGGGCGCTAGCACTAGCGTCAGCGGCCTTGAGGTGGTGATCAGCAGCGTGCCGGAGCTGGAGCAACAGCCGCAGTACACCAGCAGCCCGTTCCTGCAGACCTGGAATGTGTTTCTGCTGGATTGGGGCGGCGCTGATCTAGAGGGTGCGGCGGCATTGGTGCAGGCCGGCTTTCCGGGAACCACCGCTCAGATCCTCGCGGTGATTGAAGACGTTGGCCCGAAGCGGCAGACGCAGCTCAGGATCCCGCTCAGCCGTGCTGGCGGACAGTTCGCCTTTCAGGTGCCGCCGACCCTGCAGGTGCAGAGCGTCAACGGGCAGACCGGCCACGTCAGCCTTGACCTCGCCGATCTGGCGGATGTGGATGATACGGGCCTGGTGGATGACGCGGTGCTGGTGTGGGATGCAGCCAGCAGTAGCTGGAAGGTGAATCAACACACCACCTTGACCTTGACCGATGGCGGCCACTGGTAGGGGCAACTTCAGCGCAAAGACCTAGCAGCTAGTCCGTGGCCAACACGATCCGAATCAAGCGGCGAGCGATTGGTGGCGGTTCGGGTGCGCCGAGCAGCCTGGCCAATGCGGAGCTGGCCTTTAACGAAGACAGCGAGATCCTCTACTACGGCCTCGGCACCGGCGGCGCGGGTGGAACGGCCACTAGTGCGTTGGCGATTGGCGGCCCTGGCGCGTTTATCAGTGCAGCCACCAGCCGCACAGCGAACACGGTGCTGGCGGGACCGACGACGGGCTCAGCTGCAGCGGCGAGCTTCCGCAGCTTGGTGTCGGCTGACATCCCCGATCTGAGCAGCGTCTATCTGGCGCTCGCCGGTGGCACCTTGTCGGGGAACCTGACGGTTTCGGGGAACCTGACGGTCAACGGCACCACCACCACGATCAACTCCACCACCGTCTCGGTGGATGACAAGACGTTTGAGCTAGGTGCCGTTGCGAGCCCGGATGATTCCACCGCCGATGGTGGCGGCCTGGTGCTCAAGGGCGCCACGGATAAGACCTGGCTGTGGGTGGATGCCACCGATGCGTGGACTTCCAGCGAGCACGTCAACCTGGCCAGCGGCAAGAGCTACTCCATCAACGGCACGGCCGTGCTGTCAGGCTCGGCGCTGGGCTCTGGTGTCACGAGCTCCAGCCTCACCAGCGTCGGCACCATCGGCACCGGTGTTTGGCAGGGCACGGCCGTGGGCGTGGCTTATGGCGGCACCGGCCTGACCAGCGCGGTGACCGGGTTGCTCAAGGGCAATGGCAGTGGTTATGCCGCAGCGGTGGATGGCACGGATTATCTGAGCCCCAGCGCCACCATTGATGGCGGTACGTTCCTCTGGATCGTTGGCATCACTTCACTGGTGCTCAATGCAGTTCTTGCTGGTGGGGTTTCCTGCTGATCTAGGCAAGTTCAAGCGTCCGGCTAGATAG